TGTAGATACAATAGATGGCTAAGTATGCAATACTACAAAACTTCTATGCATCTATTAAGTTTAGAAGTTTCAGGCTAAACATAATACTAGAGAGAAGTAAAGAACATGGTGGAGTTATATGTGAGAAGTGCAGAAAGTTAATAGTGAATCAAACAGATATACATGCACATCATAAGATAGAACTAACACCTGAGAATGTTAATGATTATAGTATAAGTCTTAATCCAGAACTAATTGAATTAATATGTCATAGTTGTCATAATAAAGAACATCATAGGTTTGGGTATAAGCCTGGAAAGAAAGTATATATTGTATATGGTCCACCTTTAGGCGGTAAGAAAACATTTGTTAAAGAGAGCATGGAACGTGGAGATATAGTAGTTGATATGGATAAGTTATATGAAGCAGTAAGTATGCAACCACCATATGATAAGCCTAATAACCTATTGACCAATATAATAAATATAAGAACTTTACTGATAGATAATATAACTACTAGATATGGTAAGTGGTATAATGCATGGATCATCGGAGGATATGCAGATAGGTTTAAGAGAGAGAGGCTAGCAGAAGAACTGGGGGCAGAGTTAGTTTATATAGAAGCAACTGAGGACGAGTGCTATGCAAGACTTAATATAGATAAAGACAGGCAGTATATGACTACTGAATGGGAAAAATATATTACTGAGTGGTTTGATGCATATTCATAACCCCCCCACCTATCGATTTTAGGTGCTCTGCTCTTAACCGTATAGGGAACCCAATTACGACACACGATGAAAATTTCGAAAATCAGTTGAGACTTTTTGAAAAACATTTAAATAAAATGAGCTATTTGGAGAAGGTGAAAGAATGACTAAAAAAGAAGCTTATGAAAAGGAACTAAACAAACTCAAGGAGTTGTTCATAGATGTTGATGAAAATACCAAAAAGCTTAATGAAGGGCTGATTAAAGATGCAGCCTTTTTATATGCAGAAAATTACATCTTAAAGCAGAGTTTAGATATAACAGGTATGATTAAATTTCATCCGGATAACCAAACATTGCAAAAACCTTTACCAGCAGCCAAAGAATATAGACAAAACCTTACTAGTTATTCTGTAGTTATTAAAACTCTTAATGGAGTTCTTGAAAAAGTTAATAATGATGATGACGATGATATGGATGAATATGAGTAGGAGGAATGATTGTGAATCAAATAATATATAAATGTTTAAATGATAAATGTAATTGTGAATTTAAAGCTACTAATAAAGATGGATTGAGGTGCCCTAAGTGTGATAACTCAATAACGTATTTTAATCTTAATCCAACTCAAGAAGAGTTGTCTAAAATACTAAATTATAAAGAAATAAAATCAAAAAAAGAGAATGGAATTACAATTAAAATAAAACTTGATGATAAAAAATTTAAAAAAGAACTTAATGAACTAGAATTACGACTTGATAGAATAATAGAAAAGCAAGAAAAGGTAAGCAAAACTATAGTTATTAGAGCAGAAATTAATGGGGATATAGATATAAATAAATTAGTTGAAGCAATGTGGATAAAGGTACATTAAAGCTTTACAAATTCATAGGAGGAGAATATGGATACAACGGTTCAAATTACATTAGTAATATGTTTAACTATTATAATTTGTTACATTATCAGTTGTTTTAAACAAAGCAACAATGATAATAAGCCTAAGCTTGCTGCTAATGAAAAAGATAACTCAAGATTAGATGAAGTATTCGGTAATGGCAGATTAGGATATTGTAAAAGTCCAACATACCCGAAACCACAAAGACCAGGCACATCGTCGGCTGATGCATTAAGAAACATTAATCCACCTGATAATAAAAGAAGCACTGATACATTAGAAATTAGTCAGGAGGATGAATAAATAAGGGAGTGAATGAATTATGCATAGAAGGCTTATGTATAGACTTTTAATTATAAAATTCAAACTTTTCATTTATGATATATTACCGATACCTAAAAAGATGAAGGATAATTTAGCAGAAAAAATAAAAAGACAAATGCTTGATATTATGAAAATTACAGATCAAAGAATAAAAGAATTATTAAAAGAAACTAAGGAATGATATAAATGCCTAGCATAATTGAATGTACTTATAATGGACAGTATTCATGGTTAATGCAATATATTGAAAAATGCAAGAGTGGAGAAATAATTATTGGCCATGAATTGATGCAGCAATTAGATATTTTATTAACTCACTTTGATGATCCTGATATAACTATAGATTTTTCAGATGGCCATAAAAGAATTAAATTTATAGAAGAAAAATGTAAACATAGTGAAGCACCTTTTGCTGGAAAGCCATTTTTGTTATTGCTCTATCAAAAAGCATTTATAGAATCAATATATTCATTTAAGATATTTGATGAAGAAATAGGACGATTAGTAAGACTATATCAAGATATATTATTTTTAGTTGGAAGAAAGAATGGTAAAACTCCTTTAGTATCTGCAATATGTTTAGCGGAATGGTGTTGTGGTCCCATGGGGCTAAAGATACTTTGTTCTAGTAATGATTATGAATCTGCAGATCTAATGTTCCAAGCTATTAATTCAATGCGAGAAGATAGTCCATCACTTGAAAAAAGAACTAGAAAAACTATAAAGGGTATGTTCTTTGGAAATCCTAAAACTAAAAAGAAAAAAGGTAAATTTTCATATCAAAATAAGGGCACAATCAAAAAAATATCTGCTAAGACAGGCGCCAAAGAAGGACGTAATATTGGAGTAGGCGCAGTAGATGAGGTTCATGAGCTTAAGGACAATAGTTCTATAATGCCTATTCGACAAGCACTATCTACACAAGAAGAACCTTTATATTTTGAATTAACAACAGAAGGCGTAGTTAATGATGGATACTTGGATGGGAGATTAAAAGATGCTAGAGAAGTCCTAGATCAAGAGGGTGGTATTTCAAGACCACGTTGGTTAATATGGCTTTATACTCAGGATAATGAAAGAGAAGTATGGCAAGATGAAAATAGTCATTATAAATCTAATCCGTCATTAGGAGTAGTTAAGAAAAAAAGTTTCTTGAGACAAATGATAGAAGAAGCAAAGACAAGCAAACCAACAAAAGTATTTGTATTATCTAAAGACTTTAATATTAAGCAAAATAATTCGGCTGCTTGGTTATCTACTGAAGATATTGAAAATGTTGAAACATTTAAATTAGAAGACTTTAGAAATTGTTTTGCTATAGGAGCTGGTGATCTTTCAAAGACTGGAGATTTAACAAGTGCAAGAATAATGCTGATGAAACCAGGAGATGATAAGAAATATTTTCATCAACAGTATTTTATTCCGGAATCAAAGTTAGCAAATTTATCTAAAGAGGACTTACCTAGATTTACGCAATGGATAGCAGATGGTTTTATAACTATATCACATGGGAATGAAAATGATTTTAGACTTGTAAGTGCATGGTTCTATAATCTCTATAAAGATTATGGAATAAGGGTATTCATGACAGGATATGATAAGTGGTCAGCTGTATATTGGGTTAAAGAAATGGAAGAGTACGGATTTGATTGTAAAAGAGTAGACCAAACATGGGGAAGCATGAGCGAACCTATGAGGCTTGTTGAAAAGGACTTAAAGAGCAATTTTATTATTTATAATAACAATCCTGTAGATAAATATTGTCTTGAAAATACTGCATTTGTTATTAATTCTAAACAAGATATAATGCCAGTAAAAGTACAAGGCCAAGATGATAAGAAAATAGATGGAGCTGTAACTATTATAATATGTTATAGAATTTATATAGATAACAGACCAATTTTCTTGGATTTGGTTAAAAGAACTGCATAGAGGTGGTGATTAATTGTTAAAAAAATGTATTAAGATACTTTCAAAATATGTAGATGATATTTTATTAATAATAGGAATTATTTTATTGTCAGTAGGAGTATTTGAAATATTCATTCCGGCAGGATACATAGTATTAGGCATTTGCTTCATTGCATTTGCTTTTTTTATTGCAAAGAAAGGAGGATAACAGATGTTATTGAACAGTTTATTAAAGAATAATCAATCAACTAATAATTTGCAATACGCCAAGATGCTTGATGGTAGTTATCCGGCCTTTAGCCAGTTTGGAAAGAATATTTATGTATCAGATATAGTTCAAAATTGTATTGATATTATAGCAAGTGAATGTAGTAAACTACAACCTAAACATATTTTTACTAATAGCCAAGGGTTGCAACAGATACCTAAGTCCACTATTAACAGATTATTCAAATTTGCACCTAATGAGTTAATGACTACAAGTGAATTTATAGAAAAAACAATATGGTTGTTATTTATGAATTACAATGCTTTCATTTATCCAACTTATGATACTTATATTGATGCACTAGGAATTTCACAAATTTATTATACTGGATTTTATCCATTGAATCCCACTCAAGTGGATTTCTTACAGGACCCAACAGGAACTATGTTTGTTAGATTTTATTTTAGTAGTGGTAAAAATTATACATTGCCTTATGCTGATGTAATTCATATAAGGAAGAAATTTAGTGTAAATGATATTATGGGCGGTGGTCATAATGGTCAACCAGATAATGCTGCGATATTAAAAGTATTAGATATAAATGATACAGCATTACAAGGTATAGGAAAGGCAGTTAAATCCGGATTAAATATAAGAGGTATTTTAAAAATAAATACTATGATGGATAATGCAGGACAGATAGCAGAGAGAAAGAGATTAGAAGATGCTATATCAAGTGGAGAAAGTGGATTAGTTGCACTAGATTTAAAGGGAGATTATATTCCATTAAATCCAGATCCTAAACTTATAGATAAAGATACTATGCAATTTCTACAAGATAAAGTATTAAATTGGTTTGGAGTATCTATTCCTATATTAACTGGTGTCTATGGCGATGATGATTATCAGGCATTTTATGAAAAGACCTTAGAGCCTATATTAATTAGATTGGGCCAAGCATTTTCTAAATGTATGTTTAGTCAACGAGAGTTAGATGTTGGAAATGAAATTGTATTTTATCAAAAAGATATGATGTATCTTAGCACTAAATCTAAACTAGATCTATTAAATATAGCAGGTGCTCAAGGGTTATTATCGGATGATCAAAAGCTTGCAGTATTAGGATATGCACCTTTAGCCGATGGAACAGGCAATAGGAGAACAATAAGTCTAAATTATGTTGATACGAATATAGCTAGTCAATATCAAATGAAAACTGCTGATAAAAATATTCAGAATGGAGGTAATAGTAATGGGTAAAATTTTACCTAAAACGGGTGAAAGAGCAAAACGTAATTTTGCTATGGCAGATTTGCGAGCCATGGATCCAACGCAAGACAATCAAACAACAATAAGTGGTCATCCAGCTGTAGTTGGACAAATGACAAATATAAGCGGTTGGTTCAATGAAATTATAGAACCAGGAGCATTTACAAGAACAGATTTTACAGACGTTCTTTTAAGTGTAAATCATGATTTGGATAAGATACCACTTGCAAGAAGTAGAAACAATAATGTTAATTCTACATTGCAATTACAAGTAGACAATATAGGGTTAGCTGTTAGAGCTAATTTAGATATTGAAAATAATAATGATGCTAAAAGCTTATACAGTTCCATAAAACGAGGGGATATGGATGGTATGAGTTTTATTTTTTATGTATCCCAAGAAAGATGGGAAGGGTTAGAAACTGATATGCCAACTAGACATATAGAAGCAATAGAAAAAGTAGTGGAAGTTTCTGTCGTTAGCTTTCCGGCTTACGATGGCACCGATATAGCTTCATCAAGAGATAAAGAAACACTGGATAGTGCTAAAGTTGCATTGGATAATGCAAGATCTCAAGGACTGGAGAGTTCAAAAAATAAACCAAACAAAAGAAGTGATATGGATTGTAATAATTGTTCATGCGCTAATTGTTCACGTTGTTGTAGTTCATGTTCAAATTCAAATTGCAATGATATGAACATGGATAGCAGACAATGTATAGAGCTTGAGAGACTCAGGACACAAACATTATTAAAATTATAGGAGATGAATTAAATGAAAGACAAATTATTAAAATTATTAAATGCAAAAAATGAAAGAAAATCAACTTTAGCAACAAAGGCAACAACTACAGGGGATATTGCAGAATTAAGAGGTATCAATACAGAATTAGAAACTTTAAATTCTGAAATAGCTGAACTTGATGGAATGATTAAAGAAATTGAAGCAGGAGAAGCTAGAAGTGTTAATCCCAATGATCCTAATATTGCAGCAATGCCACCATTAGAAAGCACTGTTGTAACTAGAGGGCAATCCCCACTAGGAAAAGCACAAGTGCTTGGAACTTTCGGACTAAACGGTGGAACTGAACCTTCTGATCAAAGAGCAGCTGATGAAGTACTTAGAACTAAGTATGAAAAAAGAGGACAAGATTTAAAGGATAAAAGAAAAGTAACTTTTGATATGAAAAATGAATTGCCTATAGCTAGAGCAATTACTCTTGCTAGTAGTAATCTTGTTGTTCCTAGTCAATATAGCAATACTTTAAACCCTACATTCAATCAAGTTTCATCTATAGTTGACTTAGTACATGCGGTACCTATGGTTGGCGGGGAAACTTATACAAAAGGATTCAAAGTTCCAGTTACTGATTTAGCAGACTATACTCCAGAAAATACCGCTTATAAGAAGACTGATTTTATCTGGGATAAAGTCACAATTTCAAAGACTTCCATTACTGATTATACAGAAATTTCAAAGCAATCCATCAAATTACCAAATATTGATTATCAATCACAAGTTGGTACAGATCTAAGAAGTACATTAAGAAGAAAAATAGGAAGAGAAATTTTAGTTGGTGATGGTGCCGCAGGACATTTTGTTGGGATATTCAATGCACCTATAAATGTAATCCCACTTGACAGTGATTTAGAAATTTCTGAAATAGACGCAGATACACTTGATACTATAGTATTCAATTATGGTGGAGATGAAGACGTTGAGGGAACTGCAACTCTAATTTTAAATAAAAAAGACTTAGCAGCATTTTCAGCTATCAGATCTTCTACTGGACAAAAGTTATATAAGATTACTGTGAATGGAAATACTGGAACAATATCGAGCGAGGGAAGTTTTTCAGTTAACTATATAATTAATAGTGCATGTCCTGCTTTGATAGCAAGTACAACTGCAGACGGTTCTTATTGCATGGCTTATGGTAACCTACAAAATTATGAAATGCCAGTATTCTCAGATATTGATGTTGAAATGTCAACAGATTATAAATTCGGAGAGGGCATGGTCGCTTACGCTGGAGATATTTATTCTGGCGGTAATGTTGCAGCATATAAAGGATTCTTAAGAATCAAAAAGAAAGCTTAAATTAAAAGGTTATAGAGAGATCTATAACCTTTGATAATGAAAGGAACTGGTCCTATGAATGATAATGATTTACTAGAAAAAGTTAAAACAGGACTTAATGCAGATGATAGTGATGATAATGACAGTAATTTATTAATTAAGACTATCGGTGTAAAACAATATATGTTAAATAGCGGAGTATCACAGGCGCAACTAGAAACAGAATTAGGCATAGCAACACTTACTATAGGTGTAAATGATGTGTGGGATTTAACAAGTGGTGCTTTAAATTTTTCTGGATTATTTAATATTTTTCTAACACAATTATCAATTAAAAGTTTACCAACTACTTAGGAGTGATGGTATGAGAAATAGGTTTGATAAAAAAATAGAAATTTGGAGTAATAATGTAGAGTTCACAAATGAAGTTGGTGAAAAGGATCATGGGCCAGGAATAATAAAAAGTATTTGGTCAGAGATAATACCACAAACGGGTAGCTTACAAAAGCAACAGGCCAGTACAATACTTTCTGATGTTACACACAAAATAAAAGTCAGATATGCTTCAGGAAAAGTTATTACAGATAATATGTATATAAAATATAAAGAAAATAAAGCTAGTGCAACACCTAAAGAGCATAGATTTGATATTAAATATATTCTTGATCCTTTCTTTGCTCATGAATTTTTAGAAATATTTAGCGAAGAAATAATTGAAAAATAGATAGGTAGTGAGCTTTATAAATCTATAAGCGAAAGATGTTCTTTTGGAGTGTGGGAACGGAGTAACTTTCTATAAAGCTTAATTATTAGGAGGGAATATAATGAGTGCTGATGGGTTTGATATAAGAGAATTAACAAAATTTGAAAAGAAATTAACAACCATAGCGAATGATACTATGCCAAAAGAATCTAGAAAATTCATGAAAAAGTCATCTATTAAACTTAATAAGGCCAATAAAGTGGCATATAAAAGCAAAGGTATAGATGAAAAAACAGGAAATCTTCTTAAAGGTTTTAAAAGTGGTAAAGCATATAAATATAATGGTGTTTGGAGTTCTAGGGCATTTAACAGTAGCCCACACGCTCATTTACTGGACCAAGGATATATGTGGAAACCACATAAAGGCGAAAATGGTACGGAGAGATTCATACCAGGCTTTCATTTTATGGAGCAAGGAGCTAAATCTTTTCAAAGTGGTTATTATGATGATACTGAAGACTTTCTTCACCAAATATTTCTGAAAGGATTGTAATTATGATTACTCTTATACAAATTAATAAAGCAATAAATATAATGATTGAGAATGCATTAATTGATACAAGTCTTAGTGATGTTGAAATTAAGCCGGAGGATGATGTAACAGACAAAACTCCAAGACCGTATTTAAAAGTGCAGATAGAAGATAAAACAAAAAAATTTGATAGCCAAAATAAAGAAAGAACTCTAACGTGCAGAGTTTATTTTTTTGCAAAAAATCGCTATAAGTACAGAATTGATAATTTTAAAATGCAAGATATATTAGAAAATGCGTTTCTAGAAGATGTAAAGGTAACAGATACTTTTCTAATGCCAGTCACAGAGGATGGCGTTGATAGCAATGTAATTGATACAGTTTTAGTCTCAAGTTTTGATTTATATAGCATGGAAGAAATAGAAGATCTTACAGAATATGAACCAATGGAAGAATTAAATTTAAATTTAGAATATGAAGGAGAGTGAAGTTCAAATGACAGTTGCGATGCCTAATATAGATATAACATTCAAGCAACTTGCGACATCAGCTATTACTAGGTCACAACGTGGGTATGCAATACTTATAGTTAGAGATGAAACAGATACAACCTTTGACTATAAAGAATATAGCGTAATTACTGATGTAGATGAAGCAGACTATACAGATAAAAACTATCAATATATTAAAGATATTTTTACATTTTCACCTTACAAAGTTTGCATAGTGAGGATTGATGAAACAGTTGATACTATTGCTGCAGCTTTAGCTATATTAGAAGGGAATGTAAAAACCGGATGGGTTACTATTGCAGATGGTACAACAGAAGACTTTGCAACGTTAGCTAGTTGGACTAAATCAAAGGAAGCTTTAAAGAAATATTATAAATCAGTATGTTATAAAGCAACTACTACAGATTGTAAGCATATTGTTAACTTCTATAATGATTCAGTTACATTTAAGGATACTAGAGGAGTGCAAACAGGTGAAAAATATTGTCCTTCCATTATTGGTATTTTAGCAGTTTGCAATATTGCTAGATCTGCTACAAATTATAAATGTAGCAATCTTTCAAAAGTTGTACAGGTTGCTGATAACAATGTTACCGTTGGAGCTGGGAAACTCATATTAATTAATGATGTTGATGTAGTTAAAGTAGCAGTAGGAGTTAATTCATTAGCTACAACTAATGGAACAACTCTAACTGAGGACATGAAATATATAGATTTTGTAGAAGCTATGGACCTAATATATGATGATATAAATAGTACTTTTAAAGATTATCAAGGGTCAAATAAAAATAAATATGATAATCAAATACTATTTATCAGCGCGGTAAATGGATACTTTAAAACATTAACGGCAACTGGTACAGATGTATTAGATAGCGAATATGCAAATATTGCAAGCATAAATATTGAAGCACAAAGAGAAGCGTGGATTGGAACTGGTAAAGCAGAAGCAGTAACATGGACAGATTCACAAGTAAAAAATAATACGTTCAAAAGAACAGTATTTCTAGCAGGAGATATCAAAATACTAGGGGCAATGGAAAACCTAGCATTTGATATCTCTTTGTTTTAAGGAGGCGTAAAGAATGGCTAGTCAAGCGCAAGTAAACAAAATCCTAAAAGGAAAAGACGGAATAGTATGGTTTAACGGAAAAGAGGTTGCTCTTTTAAATAAATCAGATATAAAAGTAAAAGGTAATTTTGAAGATGTTAATGTCTGTGGAGATGCTTCTACATACCAAAATTACAACGGTTGGTCCGGTGAGGGTACTCTTAGTTGTAAAAAAATAAATAGTGATATAGTATCCATAATAGCACAGGCCTATAAGGATGGAGTAATGCCGGATATAAAAATCATAACGAAATTAACTGATGCAAGTACAGGTCAAAGTGAAAGATATAGTATTGAAGGAGTTGTAATAACAGAATTTGCGCTAGGATCATTTGAGAATGGCAAGATGTTAGATGAAGAATATCCTTTCAAGTTTTCTAATTACGAACAATTAGATAAAATATCTTCATAATAATTTAGGCACTCTTTATAGAGTGTCTTTTTATTGCTAGAAATGAAAATAATAAAATTTGAATAAATCATAAATTGGAGGAAAATATTATGGACAAAAATGAATTAGCTAAATCAAATATTGAAGAAGATGCTAAAAAGGAGTTTAGGCCAGCAACATTACAGGACTTTTTATCTAAGAAAATAAAAATGAAAGAAGATGAAACCAAAACTAAAGATATTTATGTAACAAGCATGGATAAAACACTTACAATGGCAAAACCTACTGAAAGCCAAATTATAGCTTATGCTAATGAGCTAGGTGATGGTAAAGATTTAGAAATGAGGTTAGAAGCAAATAGAAAACTCATATATAATTGTTGCAGATATTTACAACAACCAGAAGTATTAGAGGGACTTGAATTAAAAGACCCTTATGATATAGCTAGGACATTATTCGATATTGACGATGTTAAGGAAATAATGAATGGAATGACCAGTTTAATTTCCAATAAAAGAATAGAGGAAGAAATAAAAAACTAATAGAGCATGATGCAGACACAAATATGATGGCTTTCTATGTAGTACATGGATTAGAATTAAAGGATTTATTAAATATGCCTTACATAGAAAAGCAATTTATGCATTATGCAAGGGATGAACATTATAAAGAAGAAAAATTAAAATGGAGACACATCCTTTTAGGAGTGATTAGAGAAGTCATGGGAGGAGGTGAATAGTTATGGCGAAGACTATATCCACCATACTTAATTTAAAAGATAATTTTTCGGAAACAATAAAAAAAACCACTCAAAATACAAATTCATTTACAAATGGAATTAAACAATCTGAAACTCAAGTAAATAAAATGAAAACTGGAATAGCTGGTGCTTTTGCTGATATTGGTGAATCAATAAAGCATGGAATAGGTTTTGGAGCCGGTATGGATATATGGGATTCAATGAAAGATGGTTTTTCAGAAATGATTACTTTTGGTTCTGATTTACAAAAATCTTTAAATGGAGTTCAGACAGCAACTGGCTACAATGAGGATGCTATGTCTAGCATGAAGCAAGTAATGACAGACATCTATAATGATAATTTTGGTGAGAATTTCTCTGATATAGGCGAAGCAATTACAATAATAGGTCAACAAACTGGTGCAAGTGGAGACCAATTAAAGGGGTTAACAGAAAACGCACTTCTCATGAGAGATACTTTTGGTATCGATGTATCAGAATCTATAAGATCAGTTAGCACTATGATGAAACAGTTTGGTATAAGCGGAGACGAAGCTTTTAATTTAATTGCTCAAGGGAAGCAAAAAGGTTTAGATTTTAGTGGAGAAATGTTAGATTCAGTAAATGAATATAGTGTACAATTTTCAAAAGTTGGATTAAATGCTGAAGATATGTTCAATGTTTTTGCAACAGGTACCGCAAGTGGAGCGTTCAATGTCGATAAGATTGGGGATGCTGTAAAAGAGTTCTCAATAAGATCAATAGATGGAAGTAATACAACTAA